TCTGCCGTGAAGATTTCCTTGACCTTGATGCCGGTGCATTCGATGACACCGCAGAGGAAAGCGATATGACCGCGCCCTATGAAGCGGATACAAATACAGCCGTATTCAAGCAGCCGGGACTTATCCCAATATCTGAACTGGCGGAGATACTGCCGACCCTGAACAGGATATCCTCTTGGATCGAGGCGGTATTCGCGTTCGTCTCCTCCGAGGCGATCAATCACGGCGTACCCATCCCTGGATATAAGGTGGTCGAAGGCAGAAGTAAACGTGTTTTCACGGACACCAAGGCGGTGGTCGATACTGCTGTGCAGAACGGCTACACCGACCTTTACAAGCAGACGCTCATCACGCTGACGGAATTTGAAAAGATGATGGGCAAGAAAAAGTTCAATGAGCTGCTCGGTGCATATGTCGCCAAGCCGCCCGGAAAGCTGGCTCTCGTACCGGAAAGCGACCCGAGAGAGCCTGTCGATCTCACATCAGCACCCGATCAGGAGTTTTCGGTACTGCCTGACGAGGAATAAAACTACATTTCAGGAGGAAAAAACAATGGCAAACAACAATACAGCACCCGCAACGAAGGTCATCGTACCCTGCCGCATCTCTTTTGCGAATATCTGGGAGCCCAAGAGCATCAACGGCAGCGATGAAAAGTATTCCGTCTCCCTACTCATCCCCAAGGATGACAAGGCTACCCTCGCCAAGATCAAGAAAGCGATCGAGGCTGCAAAGGAAGCTGCCAAGGAGAAGAAGTGGAACGGCAAGATCCCCGCAAACCTCAAGCTGCCCATGCATGACGGCGATATCGACCGCCCCGATGATGAAAACTACGCAGGTCATTTCTTCTTCAATGCGACCAGTAAGGACGCACCGCAGATTGTTGACCGTCATGTGCAGCCGATTCTCGACCCGATGGAGTGCGGAAGCGGCGATTACTGCAACGTGTCCGTCAATTTCTACGGTTTCGCAGCATCCGGCAACAAGGGCATTGCGGCAGGACTCCAGAATATTCAGCTTGTACGTCACGGCGAGCGTCTTGCCGGCAGACCGACTGCGGCATCCGATTTTGTGGAGGTCGAGGGCGACGATGCCGACGAACTTGACGATGACGATATGGATTTCCTGAACTGACAGATAAGGGAGGCGTGTCCTCCCTTTTACATACACAAGGTGGTGATCATTATTGAGCAGACGTGTACTTTCCATCGACTTAGAGACCTATTCGAATGTTGACCTCCCGAACTGCGGTGTGTACCGCTATGTTGAGGGTGATTTCCATATCCTGCTGTTTGCATATGCATTTGACGATGAAGAAACAAAGTGTATTGATATGGCTTGTGGTGAGCAGCTACCGGCAGAGGTCTTGGATGCGCTGCATGATGACAATATTATAAAATCGGCATGGAACGCACAGTTTGAGCGCACCTGCCTTTCAAAATATCTAGGCACACAGCTTTCCCCGGACAGTTGGCAATGCACAATGGTCTGGGCGGCATCGCTGTCCCTGCCGCTGAAGCTGGCAACTGCGGCACAGGCTCTGAAGACCGCACAGCAGAAGGACGCCGTCGGTGAGCGCCTGATCCGTTATTTCTCTCTGCCATGTAAGCCCACCAAAGCAAACGGCGGCAGAACAAGGAATCTGCCTGAGCACGCCCCAGAGGACTGGAAGCTGTTCAAAAGCTACTGCATACAGGACGTGGAGACCGAGCGGGATATCCGCCACAGACTTGAAAAGTTCCCCCTGCTCCCGCAGGAATGGGACTACTACCACATGGATCAGCGTATCAATGACCGCGGCATCCTGATCGACAAAGAACTGGTGCAGCAGGCTATTATCTGCAATATGGCGATGTCCGAAGAAATGACAAAACGGGCCTACGCACTGACAGGACTTGAAAATCCGAATTCTGTATCTCAGCTGAAGGGCTGGCTGGAAGAACGCGGCATCGAGGTGGATTCCCTCGGCAAAAAGAATGTCGCTTCTCTTATCACTGACCTTGACAAGCACAGTGCGGACGGTGAAGCCCTCGACATGATGAAGCTGCGATTACAGATGGCGAAATCCTCTGTCAAGAAATATCAGGCGGCGGAGAGATACATCTGCGAGGACGGCAGAGCGCACGGATTATTTCAGTTTTCCGGCGCCAACCGCACACAACGCTGGGCAGGGCGCGGGATCCAATTGCAGAATCTTCCGCAGAACCACATCTCTACGCTTGATGAGGCAAGAGAACTGGTCAAAATGGGCTGTTTTGAGATGATAGAGGTGCTGTATGGAAACACGCCGGATATCCTGTCACAGCTTATCCGCACGATGCTCATCCCGAAGGAAGGCTGTGAGTTTATCGTGGCTGACTTCTCCGCTATTGAAGCGAGAGTGCTTGCATGGCTTGCCGGAGAGCAATGGAGGCTCGATGCTTTTGTACGCGGCGAGGATATTTACTGTGCTTCAGCATCGCAGATGTTCGGAGTTCCGGTCGTAAAGCACGGTATCAACGGCGAACTGCGGCAGAAAGGCAAGGTTGCTGAGCTTGCCTGCGGTTACGGCGGCGGTGCCGGTGCGCTGATCTCAATGGGCGCACTGGATATGGGGCTGAAAGAGGACGAACTTCCTGACATCATTTCAAGCTGGCGCGATGCAAACCCGGATATCGTAAAGTTCTGGTATGCCGTGGAGAAAGCGGCGATAGAAACAGTCAAGGACCATACGGACAGAACGGTCGGCAGGATCGGTTTTCAGTTTTCTGCAAATACACTGTGGATCGTGCTGCCGTCCGGACGCAGTCTTGCCTACATCAAACCGAAATTACAGCCGAACCGCTTTGGGCGCATGGCACTGACCTTTGAAGGACTCGGCGCAAACAACAAATGGACGCGCGGCGAGACCTACAGCGGAAAGCTGACCGAGAACATCACACAGGCGACTGCACGTGACCTGCTTGCAGAAGCAATGCGCCGGATGGAGCTTGCAGGGCTCGGCATTGTCGGCCATGTGCATGATGAGGTCATTCTTGAAGTGCCGAAAGGACAATACACTGTCGATGATGTGTGCAATATCATGAACCGGAATCCGGCATGGGCGGACGGTCTGCCGCTGTCCTCTGCCGGATACACAGGCAATTATTATTTCAAAGACTAGGAGGATTTTTCTATGAAACAGGGACGAGCATTACCGGAGGTGCTGACAGAGCTTCAGCGTCAGAATGCGGCAAAGCAGGACTATATCGGTGCGGCGGAGGCGTTCCATCTGGATGAGGACGGCAGCACCTTCCGCATCGGGAACGATCACAGCTTCGGCACAACACAGCTTTTTCACCGTCAGGTGGCATCGGCACTCGGTATCCCCACGAGATATTATGATATGATGCAGAAACAGAAGCCGGAGCTTCTGGCAGATAATGTGAACGCATGGTTCTCCGACAAGGGAAACAGCTACATGGTCAGAACACTGGATTACGGCAGCGGACAGGTCGCTCGTGCGCTCCTCTCTGACCGCTATCGCCGCATCGACAATCTTGAAATTGCATCAGCGGTGCTGCCGCTGTTCGCCGGTCAGGACGGCATGGAGGTCATGAGCTGCGAAGTCACCGAGAACAAGCTGTATCTGAAGATCGTCAACCATCGCCTTGAAATGGCGTGTGTCGGTGACAGAGTGCAGGCGGGTGTTATCATTTCCAATTCCGAGGTCGGGCTCGGCGCTGTTTCCGTGCAGCCCCTTGTCTATACGCTTGCCTGCACCAACGGCATGGTGGTCAACAGTATGGGCGAACGCCGTACCCATGTGGGCAGAGCTGCGAAGGCTCTGGAAGACAGCTTCAATATCTATACAGATGAAACGCTCGAAGCGGAAGACCATGCATTTATGCTGAAGCTCCGTGACACAACTCTTGCCGCGATCGAAGAAGCAAGGTTCTCTCAGATTGTCGGTGTATTGGAGCAGAGTTACGGTGCAAAGATCACGGGCAGAGTGCAGGATGTCATCGAGCTGACCGGCAAGGCATATGACCTCAATCAGCCGGAACAGGACAGCATTCTGAACTATCTCATCAAGGGCGGCGATCTCTCCCTCTATGGTCTGAGCAATGCCATCACGCGGGCTTCGCAGGATGTAGAGTCCTACGACAGAGCCACTGCGCTGGAAGGCATCGGCTGGCAGGTGGCGACCATGCCGAAAACACAGTGGAAGGAGATCAACGCATGAGCAGAACTTGGAAAGACCGCAGGGGCTACAAGTCCCGCAAGAAAGTAAAGCATTCGACCTATCAGTTTTATAACCGCGGCGGTTATGAAGACTATGACCACAGCGACGAGGAACTGTATGTAGACGACCAGTGCTGTGAGAACTGCCGTTTCTATGGAAACTGCTATCATACGCCGTTCCCGTCCGGCTGGTGCGAATACTGGAAGGACGGCAGACATTGAGAGAATATGTTGTTGAGAACGAGTTTGTCAAGGCAGTCAAGGCTGCAGGCGGTGTAGCGTATAAGCTGACATCACAGACAGCGAACGGGCTGCCGGACAGACTCGTTCTGTTCTTTTCGGCAAAGACGGTGTTTGTTGAACTGAAAGCGCCGGGGAAAATGATGCGCCCGCTGCAGAGAAAAAGGCGGTATCAGCTGATGAAGCTGGGCTTTCCCGTTCTCTGCATCGACAAGCTGTATCAAATCAAACCCTGCATTGATGCGATCCTTGCATGGACACCAGGTGAACCGTTTCCGGAGGGCATCGGTGCGAAGATACCCGATCTGGAAATCGCAACACTGCCGTCTGAGATGGATGATTTCGGAGAGACACTGGAACCGATAGATCCCGATGATCTGGCAGGATTCTATGAGTTGGAGGATGATACCGGATGAAATACACACCGCATGATTACCAGAAATACTGTATCGAATATATCCGCGAACATCCTGTTTCGGCATTATTCCTGGACATGGGACTCGGCAAGACGATCATCACGCTGACCGCCCTCAACGCCCTGATGTTTGACGAGCTGAAAGTGAACAAGGTGCTGGTGATCGCGCCCCTCAGAGTTGCCCGTGACACATGGCCTGCCGAGGTAAAGAAGTGGGATCACTTGCAAAACATCGAGATTTCTGTCATTGTCGGCAGCGTCAAGGAGCGTACCGCAGCAGTCAATCATAATGCTTTTATTTACATCGTGAATCGTGAGAATGTGAAATGGCTCGTGGAGTATTACGAGAAAAACGGCCTCCGCTGGGATTTTGACATGATCGTCATTGACGAGCTGAGTTCCTTCAAGAACTATCAGTCACAGCGTTTCAAATGGCTGCGGAAGGTGCGTCCTTTCGTGAAACGCTGGGTCGGCCTGACAGGAACGCCGACTTCCAACGGTCTTATGGACTTATGGTCGGAGATCGGTATTCTTGACGGCGGTGAACGGCTCGGAAGGTTTATCGGCCGTTTCCGTGAAAGCTACTTCAAGCCCGGCAGCATGAATCCGAGCACGGGTGTGGTGTTCTCATATACACCCCGTCCCGGCGCAGAGGAGCAAATCTATAACAAGATTTCGGATATTACAATTTCTATGAAAGCCCTTGACTACTTGGATATGCCGGAGTGCGTGTATGTCAACCATGAGGTCGAGATGAATACGGCGGAGCGAAAGCTCTACGATCAGCTCAAGCACGACCTTATCATTCCACTTGAGGACGGTGACATTGACGCCGCAAACGCTGCGAGTCTCAGTAATAAGCTGCTTCAGATGGCAAACGGTGCCGTCTATGATGAAAACAAGGAAGCGCGTACCATTCACAGCCGAAAGTTGGAAATGCTGGAAGACCTGATCGAAGCGGCAAACGGACAGCCTGTGCTGATCGGTTACTGGTTCAAGCATGACCGCACCCGAATTATAGAGCATCTGACTGCCTGCGGTTACAGTCCTCGTGACATCAAGGATTCATCTGACATCACAAACTGGAATGCAGGAAACATCCTGGTCGCTCTGATACACCCTGCATCGGCAGGGCACGGACTGAATATCCAGTCCGGCGGTCATATCCTGATCTGGTTCGGAATGACGTGGAGTCTGGAACTGTATCAGCAGACCAACGCCCGACTCTGGCGTCAGGGACAGCAGAACACTGTGACCATCCATCACATCGTAACAAAAGACACTGTAGATGATGATGTCCTGAAAGCACTCGCTTCAAAAGACGTCACGCAGGAAAAACTGATTGCAGCAGTCAAGGCACGGCTATGATCATACTCTCAGTATGATCCATCTTTATTTGACGACAGAAAGACGGCAAAGCGGCGACAATTCGGTTACGCCGCAGACCACGGAGGTGAAAACTATGGCGCGTAAGAATAAACGCCTGAAAACAGAATACCACAGAGGGCTCGGATTTGACCCGAGAAAATATATCACTGCGCCGGTGCAGCATCGCACAGCTGAACACAGACCACAGCGCGGCGACATCTGGTTTGCGGATCTCGGCAGTCATCCGGATTCCAGCGTGCAGGGCGGCATCCGTCCGGTTATCATTCTCTCGAATGATATGGGCAATGCACACGCCGACACGGTCAATATCATTCCCATGACGCGGCATCTGAAAAAGCCGGAGCTGCCGTGCCATACGCATCTGTTCCCCGACAGTATTTCCGATCTTCATCAGCATCTGGATCCGTCCATGATCCTGGCGGAGCAGCTCACGACTGTCAGCAAGCATGCGCTTCGCAGCTATGCCGGACATATCTCTGACGCCGATGCGATGAACCGTATTGAAACCGCTGTCATTGCACAGCTTTTCCTTGAAAGGAGATATTCTGAATGCCTGTAAATTTCGTAAATATACCGGACGCACTGAAGCAGTCGGCATCCTTCTGTGTCTGGAAGCTGGAAAAACACAGCGGCAGACCGACCAAGGTGCCGTATGACCCGAGAACAAGACAGATGGCAAAAACGAATGAGCCCGACACATTCACCGACTTCAAGACCGCTATGAAAGCGTATGCAATCGGCGGCTGGGACGGCATCGGTTACAGAGTTTCCGAGGGCATCGGTGCAATCGACATCGACCACTGTATCCGGGAGGATGGCAGCCTGAATGATGTGGCGGCATCCATTCTCGGTATCTTCTCAACTGCTTATTTTGAACGCTCTCCCTCCGGTACCGGACTGCGCGGCTTCTTCAAGCTCTCTCCGGACTTTGCCTACGATAAGACCGTGTACTACATCAACAACCGCAAGCACGGTCTGGAGGTTTATCTGCCGGGAACGACCAATCGCTTTGTTACGGTAACCGGAGATATGTTCCGCCCCGGCACAGTGGAGCGTGACGATGATGCGCTCCGCAGTCTGCTTGACACCTTCATGAAGCGCAGCACCCGCGTATCCAATAAGACGATCGAGCCTGCATCCTATCTGGATGACGAGGGCGTTATCGCACACGCATCCGCCTCTGCTTCCGGTGACAAGTTCAAAGCGCTCTATGAAGGACAGTGGGAGGAAGGCTATGATTCACAGTCTGATGCAGATATGGCGTTTGTTTCCATGCTCTGCTTCTGGTGCGGTAATGTGGAGGAGCAGATCGACCGTATTTTCCGTTCATCGGGTCTGATGCGTGACAAGTGGGATCGCATGACCGGTGACAGGACTTACGGTCAGATCACGATCCGCAATGCGATCGCATCGACATCTGAGATCTATACACCGATCGCGGACTCCTCCGCTGAGGATGATTTTGAAGATATCGAAGGTGAGACAGATACAGAGCAGCTGATGTTTGAGCCGGATCTCACCCACATCACCCTGACGCTGGAACAGATGCAGCCGCATACCAATTCCCGCTATCAGCGTGACGAGATCGGTATCGGATATGCCTTTGCAGACTTCTACAAGCCCATTGCCCGATTTAACCGTGAACGCGGTATCTGGTACGTCTATGACGGTGCTGTCTGGAGACCGGACGAGAACGCTCTTGCCGTGGCTGAACTGGCGAAAAAGCTAGCAGACAGACTGTATACTTTTGCCTTGCAGATCAAGGATGAGGACACCCGAAACAGGTATATCAAGCGTGTGCAGAAGCTCCAGCTCCGGAAGAACCGCCGTACTATGATCGAAGATGCAAAGTCTGTGTACCCGGTATCGCATGGTCTGTTCGACCACAATACCGATCTGTTCAACTGCAAAAACGGCACGCTGAATCTCACTACCGGGGAATTCAAACCGCATGATCCGGCAGATTTTCTCACTATGATGTCCGGCATCACCTATGACCCGAATGCGACCTGTCCGAGATGGGAGCAGTTTATTTCTGAGGTAATGTGCAATGACGCAGACCTCGCTCTGTATTTGCAGAAGGCACTCGGCTACGCGCTAACCGGTGATACATCGCTCGAATGCCTGTTTATCCTCTACGGTGCGACCTCCCGAAACGGCAAAGGAACCACAATGGAGACATTCCTGCAGATCGTCGGTGACTACGGCAAGACCTCGAATCCGGAGATGCTCTCCACCAAATTCGGCAATACCAACGCATCAGGCCCGTCTGAAGAGATCGCCCGTCTTGCCGGTATCCGTTTTGTGAATATCTCCGAGCCGGAAAAAAAGATCACCTTTAACGCAGCACTGGTAAAGCGAATGACGGGTAATGATACACTGAACGCCCGTTTTCTGCATGAGAACAGCTTCGATTTCAAGCCGAATTTCAAGATTTTCATCAACACCAACTACAAGCCGTCAGTATCGGATATGACACTGTTTTATTCCTGCCGTCTGAAGCTCATCCCGTTCAAACGCCACTTTGAGGAGCATGAACAGGACAAGGGTCTGAAGTCGTTTTTCGCTGAGGAAACCAACCTCTCTGCTATCTTTAACTGGTGCTATGAGGGATACAAGCGTTTCCGTGCCGAAGGTCTGGAAGATCCGGCTGCTGTAACGACCGCTACCAAGGAGTACGAAGCAGAGTCTGACCGTGTCGGTCAGTTTGTGGATGCATGGCTTGAGGAAGGAGAAACATTTGAGGTGCGAACCTCTGCTGTCTATAAGCTCTACGGGGAATGGTGCGATAAGTACGGCTACCGCAAGGAAAACAGTACCAACTTCAACAATGCGATCCAGCGTTTCTTCCCTATCGTGCGGAAGCGTCCGAATGATACCAAGGGTGCGCAGAAGACAACGATGCTGGTGGGCTGCCGCTTCCTCGACCATGAAAACGGCGAAGAGGACAAACCGGAGGAGTTTGCAGCTTTGGAGTAAAGCAGCACTTTCGCCCGTAGTTACGCTGTTTTCTTTAGATGGGGCAAACCGGGGCAGGTTTTTTCGGTGCTTATTATATATACTTTTATTTATATATATTACTGTATTTACTTGCCCCTACTTGCCCCAAATAAATATAAATAATAGAAAAGATACGAAGAATAGGCATTTTTGAGCCATTTTCTAATTTGCACCTTGCCCGATGCTGACACTGACAAAGGGTGTGTAAGCGACAAAGGGTGGCAGGTTCAAAAGCAATATGAAATAATCAGGAGGAAAATATTATGAGAATTATTACTTCAGAACAGGTTTCCGCAGGACATCCCGACAAGATCTGTGACCAGATCGCAGATACAATCGTGACCGACTGCCTTCAGCATGACCGCAGCAGTCGTGTTGCGATAGAATGTCTTTTCAAGAACCGCTGCCTTGTGATCGCCGGTGAGCTGACCAGTACCCATGAGCCGGACTACAAGGCTCTGGTTCAGCAGGTATTCGATCGCATCAACAACGGAGGCGCTGAGAACCGTGATGCGGGACTTGACTACAAGCTGGACTTCACCGCCGATGATCTGGACATTGCGATTCTGGTCGATCACCAGAGCAATGACATCGCCCTCGGTGTGAATAACGGCGGTGCCGGAGATCAGGGTATGATGTACGGTTACGCTACCAACGAAACGCCGGAACTCCTCCCTATCCCCTACGTTCTGGCGACAAAATTTCTGGAACTGCTGAAAACGTACCCCTGCCGCATGCTGAAAGCCGATGCCAAGGCGCAGGTCAGCTTCGATTATGATACCGGCAGAATCACGACCTTCCTCTGCTCGGTACAGCATATCCGTGATGTTGAGGTCGAGGACTTCAGACCGATCATTGAAAAACTGATGGTGAGAACGGCGACAGAGTACGGGCTGAATACTGACTTCGTGAAACTGGTCAATCCAACAGGCAGATTCGTTCTCGGAAGCTCCTTTGCGGACTGCGGTGTGACCGGGCGCAAGCTCGCCTGCGATACCTATGGCGGAATCGGACACATTGGCGGTGGTGCGATGTCCGGTAAGGATCCGTCCAAGGTCGACCGCAGCGGTGCGTATGCCGCACGCAAGATCGCAAGGGATATCGTCAGTGCCGGCTATGCGGACAAGGCAGAGGTGCAGATCGCATACGCCATCGGTGTGGCAGAGCCTGTGTCCGTGTATGTGGAGACCTTCGGAACAGAACATCAGGATACAGAATTCATCAGCCAGTACGTCCGGGAAAATTATGATCTCACGCCGAGAGGTATCATCGAGAGTCTCGGCCTGCTGGATGTTGATTACAACAAGGTTTCTGCCTACGGACACTTCGGAAAATCGGGGCTTCCGTGGGAAAAATAAAAAAAACTGAAAAAATTTTTTGAGTGTTACCCCTAAAATGCCCTCTCCCACGACAGTATATGAGGGGCGTTGCTCAGACCGACCAACACACCATTTGCGGGGCTGACCGCTCCTTACCAAATATCAACACAGAAAGGAGGCTTCAGACGTTGCCCAGCAGACCAAACACACCGTGCAGGCATCCAGGCTGTGCCGCACTCGTTCCCTATGGTACGAAGTACTGTGAAAAGCACCGTCCCCTCCACCCGGAGGAGACACGCTCCGCAGGTAGCCGTGGTTACGGCGCGGCATGGAACAGAGCCCGCAAGCGTTACCTTGAAACACACCCACTGTGTGTTGAGTGCATGAAGCATGGCCGCTACGTCAAGGCGACCGATGTGGATCACATTAAGCCGCACCGAGGAGACAGCGTTCTCTTCTGGGACCAGAGCAACTGGCAGAGCCTCTGTCACCGACACCACAGCATCAAGACCCGGAACGAGGATCACACCCCTGAGTACAAATATTGACTGCGGCTCAGGGGCTTACCTATGGGGCGGGGTCCGGGGGCTGGGGCTGCCCCGGGGGCGGGTCGGAATCTCTGCGGGATACCGAACAGAAGACCGTCGGCCCCTCTCGCGTAAAAATCCGCGAAATTGTAGGGGGTGGGTGCCAATGAACCTACTTCAGAATGATTCTGATTGTCTGACAGACTCGTATCACAAGTCAGGAAACATTGATTTATCGCGTTTTTTCATACGCCGTTGCATAGAAGCGTTTTTCTGACCTCATTATCGAGTTTCGTTACAAACCGCTTTCCAAAACAGCGATTTTACGGCAAAAAATGATATAAAACAATGCTTTTTAATGGCGAAACGCATTCTGATTCATTTCCTGGCGGAGTCCGTGTGGATACCCCAAACTTACAAAAACGGTACATTTGAAGGCGGTGAAGATATGACTGATGCTCAGAAGAAAATGATAAGGTCCATGCGTATGGATGGCATTGGATATAAGGCAATCGCAAACAGTCTGGGACTCAATGTTGATCAGGTCCATTTATACTGCAGAATGAACGGTCTGGCAGGAGACGGAACACTGGTAAAAGCAAATTATTCTATCTGGTGCAAGCAGAACAACCGCTGCCCGGTGTGCGGTGAAAAACTGAGACAGCCGAAAACCGGGCGGTCAAAAAAATTCTGCTCAGGTCGGTGCAGGACCAGAGCTTTTCGTGATAAGTGTAATTAAAAATGACAAGGAGGAAGTGAACATGATGCTTGCTATTCTGAACTGGGTGCTTCTGGCATTTCTTGCCGTAAGCAATGCAGCACTGATTCGTATAATGTTTTCTCGTACAGGAAGGTGCAGTATCAGAAACTGCATGAATTGTCCATACGCCGGAGAGTGTCCGGCACAGAGGAGGACAGATAAGTGACACTGACAGAAAACTATATTCATAACGCAATACTTATAGATCCCGAAGCTGAGATTGTATACAGCAGTGATCAGATCAATGATACTTACCCATACCGTTTTCCGACCGTAGAGTTCATGCTCACAGCAACAAAAACACTTGTTGAGATGGCGGATCGTATTCGTCTTGAAAAAGGATATCTTCCCATGTATCCGATTGACGGACGAAACGGTGAAGTGGATCATGACGGCTGGTATGATTTTTATATCGGTATCAGTAAATTTCTCGGCAACGATCAGCAAGGCTGTGTGGATAACTGTATAAACTTCATCGTCAGGAATTCAGATTCAGATGACAATGAGGATATGTATGCAATAGAGCTTACCGATGACGAAAGATCTGCTATGTATGAAATACTGAACGCACAGTGCAGAAAAAACCTGAACAAAACCTGCGATGATCTGCTGGCTGAATCAGAAGCTGATATGGAGAATGAGGTGGATGCGATATGAAAATTATAAAAAGAAACGGGTGTGAGGTTCCCTACGACTGCGAAAAGATCCGTGCTGCGATTACAGCTGCAAACGCAGAGGTCGATGACAAGATCAGCGACACAGTGATAGGATTCATTGTCAGTAATGTAGAAAAACGCTGCAGCGCCCTTGCAAGACCTGTCCATGTCGAGGAAGTCCAGGACATGGTTCTCGATGAACTGGACAAGGCCGAAGCATACAAACTTGCACGGCATTACAGCGAGTATCGTCTCCTGCATGAACAGCAGCGCAGAATGAACACCACAGATGGCAAGATTCTGAGCCTGCTCGAACGCAACAATGAGGAAGCAAAACAGGAGAACGCCAACAAGAACCCGATCATCAACAGCACGCTCCGGGACTATATGGCGGGCGAGGTCAGCAGAGACATCTGCCGCCGCTTCCTGTTCCCGGCAGATGTGATCGCCGCACATGATGAGGGCATCATCCATGTACACGACCTCGATTATATCGCAGAGCCGATGCACAACTGCTGTCTGGTGAATTTATCAGATATGCTGCAGAACGGCACGGTGGTATCCGGCACTATGATCGAAAAGCCGCACAGCTTTTCCACTGCCTGTAATATCGCAACACAGATCATTGCGCAGGTAGCATCGAATCAGTACGGCGGACAGACGATCAGTCTTGCACACCTTGCGCCTTTTGTGGATGTCAGCAGACAGAAGATCAGAGCCGAGGTCTTGCAGGATGTATGCGGTGAGACCGGATACAATCTTTCATCGGATGCCCTTCAGCGCATTGTCGAAAAGCGAGTACGCCGGGAAGTCAAACGCGGCGTGCAGACCATTCAGTACCAGATCAATACGCTGCTCACCACCAACGGGCAGACGCCGTTTGTAACGGTGTTCATGTATCTGGACGAGGTGCCGGAGGGACAGACCAGAGATGACCTTGCGCTCATCATCGAAGAAACGCTGCTTCAGCGTATCGAAGGTGTGAAAAACGAAAAGGGCGTCTGGATCACACCGGCATTCCCGAAGCTGATCTATGTTCTCGATGAGGACAATATTCAGCCCGGTTCCAAGTACTACTATCTCACTGAGCTTGCCGCCAAGTGTACGGCAAAGCGCATGGTTCCCGACTATATCTCCGCCAAGGTGATGAAACAGCTGAAGGGTGATGTGTATGCCTGCATGGGCTGCCGAAGTTTTCTCACGCCTTCGGACGATCACAAGTATTACGGGCGTTTCAATCAGGGTGTTGTAACCATCAACCTTGTGGATGTCGCTTGCAGCGCAGGCGGTGACGAGAATAAGTTCTGGCAGCTTCTGAATGAACGCTGTGATCTATGCTTCAAGGCACTGATGTGCAGGCACGACCGCCTGAAAGGAACGCCGTCAGATGTTGCCCCGATTCTCTGGCAGAACGGTGCGCTGGCAAGGCTGAAGGACGGCGAGGTCATTGATGATCTGCTGTACAACAATTACAGCACCATTTCCCTCGGCTATGCAGGCATCGCAGAGATGACATACCGCATGACAGGCTGTTCACATACAGAGCCGGACGGTAAGACCTTCGCTCTTGCGGTCATGAGATTTCTCAATGACAAGTGCAGTAAATGGAGAGCCGAGACTAATATCAGCTTCTCGCTGTACGGCACACCGATGGAGAGCGTCACATACAAATTTGCACAATGTCTGCAAAGGCGGCACGGCATCATTCCTCATGTGACCGATAAAAGCTATATCACAAACAGCTATCACGTTCATGTCACCGAGCCAATCGATGCCTTCAGTAAGCTGACCTTTGAGGCTGAATTCCAGGCACTTTCTCCGGGAGGAGCGATCTCCTATGTGGAAGTGCCGAACCTTCAGAACAACATCCCTGCGGTGCTGGCGCTGATGCGGCATATCTATGAAACGATCCTGTATGCGGAGCTGAACACGAAATCCGATTACTGTCAGGCCTGCGGCTTTGACGGAGAGATACAGATCACTGAGGAGGACGGCAAGCTGATCTGGGAATGTCCGAACTGCGGCAACCGCGATCAGCGGACACTGAATGTCTGCCGCCGCACTTGCGGATACCTCGGAACGCAGTTCTGGAATCAGGGACGCACTGCTGAGATCAAGGAGCGGGTGATGCACCTGTGAATTACTGCGGTCTGAATAAAAATGACATCGCAAACGGTGAAGGTGTGCGTGTGTCGCTGTTTGTATCCGGATGCCGGAATCACTGCAAGGGCTGTCATAACCCGGAGGCTTGGGATTTCAGCTATGGACAGCCATTCACCAAAGAAACAGAAGATGAGATCATCGAATCCCTGCGTCCTTCTTGGATACAGGGATTTTCTGTTCTCGGCGGTGAACCATGCGAGGAAGAAAACGAGCGTGTGCTGATACCGTTTCTGAAACGGGTAAAGCGGGAGTGTCCGAATTCGGACACCTGGTTGTTCTCCGGATACACTTACGAGATGCTGCAGGGAGAGGATATCCTCAGATACGTCGATGTGCTTGTGGACGGTCCGTTCATGCTTGAGCAGAAGGATATCTCGCTTCAGTTCCGCGGTAGCCGCAATCAGCGGATACTCAGACTCAAAGGAGGCAGACCGATATGACAAAACAGAATGTCCGCTGCGATGCCTGCGGCTGTGCTTTTGTGCCGGAGCCAAAAACGCAGCGTGAGGGCGAGATCGAATACAGTTTCTTCAACTGTGATTACTGCGGCAAGGCGTATATCGTGTCTGTGACTGATTCGGCACTCCGCCGAAGCATCTGCAAGTACCGGTCACTTGCCGAAAAGCTGAAGGACAAACCGCTGAGTGAAGAAACGCTTCGTGAGGTCACGGCACTGAAAGATGCGAACACAAAAAGAGCTGCAGAACTGCGGCAGATGTATATACGGGAGGAATGAGATGAAAACAGCAGAACTTCGCATGATCCCTGTCTCGGAGCTGAAGCCTGCGGAATATAACCCGCGCAAAAAGCTGAAGCCCGGTGACAAGGAATACGAGAAGATCAAAAACAGCATCGAGGAATTCGGCTTTGCCGACCCACTTGTTGTCAATGCCGACATGACGATTATCGGCGGACACCAGAGACTGACCGTAGCGACGGCGCTCGGTTATACGGAAGTACCGTGTGCTGTGGTGGACATCGACAAGGTCCGTGAGAAGGCGCTGAACATTGCACTTAACAAGATCACAGGCGCGTGGGACGAGAACCTTCTCGCTGAACTTCTGGAGGATATTCAGAGCAGCGATTTCGACCTCGGTAAGACCGGCTTTGACCCGCCGGAGATCGAGCAGCTTTTCAATCAGGTACACGACAAGCAGGTCAAGGAGGATAGCTTCGATGTTGAAGAGGAGCTTCAGAAACCGACATTCTCCCAGCCGGGAGATATCTGGATACTCGGCAGGCATCGTGTGATCTGCGGCGACAGCACTGTCGCGGAGACATACACAAAGCTTATGGAAGGACAGAAAGCAAACCTCGTCCTGACGGATCCGCCTTACAATGTGGACGTTGAGGAGACCGCCGGCAAGATCATGAACGACAACATGAGCGACAGCGATTTCTATAACTTTCTGCTCTCTGCCTATAAGTGTATGTATGACAGCCTTGCGGATGACGGCAGCATCTATGTATGGCACGCCGACACCGAGGGGCTGAATTTCAGAAAGGCGTTCAAGGATGCAGGATTTCAGCTTTCTGGCTGCTGTATCTGGAAGAAGAATTCGCTGGTGCTGGGGCGCAGTCCCTATCAGTGGATCCATGAGCCGTGCCTGTTCGGCTGGAAGCAGAAGGGCAAGCACCAGTGGTATGCCGACCGAAAACAGACGACCGTCTGGGAATACGACAAGCCGAAAAGTAGTCCCGATCATCCGACCACAAAGCCCATCCCGCTGATGGCGTATCCGATCAAGAACAGTACCATGACAAACGGCATCGTCCTCGATCCGTTCCTCGGCTCCGGCTCAACGCTGATCGCCTGCTGCGAAACAGACCGTGTCTGCCGCGGCATCGAGCTTGATCCGAAATTCGTGGACGTCATCGTGAAGCGATACCTCGCATGGTGTCAGGACAAGCAGACCGACGAGGTCGCATATGTACTCCGTGACGGACAGAAGCTGTCATACGAGGAAGCGGTCGCAGCGATGCCGCAGGACGGTGATGACGAACACTGATTGTATTCTTGTACGACACTGCAGCAAATTGTGAACAGACTGATACTAAGTAAGCAGTTCTGCCTGTAAATGCGCAATTACAATACAGATTGAAGAAAGCCTGACAGCGTCATGTGCTATCAGGCTTTCGTTATCGGTATACTCAGAAGTTAATAATGCTCTGTAGTGAAAGAGATTAGTAACGGACAGCAGATTCCTTATTCCGATCTGGTCAAAGAGGTAGAGACAAAGGAAGATTAAAGTCCGAATTTCTTACTAAATTCGTCTTTACTAAATTCGTCTTCACAAAATTGCTGCATGGCAGGCAAGTTTTCAGAAAAGAACTTTGCTTGTTCCTCAGAAATCGTGACATCAAAAAGAGGAATCGGATCAAAACCATTTCTTCCACAGCTCATATAATGATATTTTACAACTGCGTAGCGGATTTCATCACGGCGATAAGGATACTTTACAAGGTATACGCCATTGTATTCTTTGAGAATCGTACCACCAAAATGTAAGATATAAGTTTCAGCATTTTCAGTCATAGATTTATATCCCCCGATACATGGATTATAGTTTGTGTGTATTATTCTCTGCCGAGCCGTTCTGCTTCTTCAAGTGTAGTGTCACCGCGATCAATAGCTTTCTGCAGGTAACCCTCATCCATTGCACTTTTGAGCAGTTCACGATATTCCTGTTTACTAAGAGAATAAATCTTCCTTTCGGAACCCCACGCAGCAGATACACAAAAAAAGAACTCGTAAATACGGATCAATTCTCCGTTATCCGTAATGCCCACAGAGATCTCCGGTTCAGTAGTTGGCGCAGGATGGCGAACCACTGCAAACAGTTCCCTGTATTTGATTGACTTTTCATCCAACTGCGGCATAATATCATTCCTTTCATTATTTAGATATGGTCAAAGAGGTCGAGACGAAGGAAGGCTGATGAAAAAACTGGAATGGTCAACGCGCACCGGTCATCCAAGCATTATAAGCCGCCCTCTCGATTTCTTCCTTCGTAATATTTTTATACTCTGCAAGGGAGTTACAAAGCGTGCTGTCATAACCGTAAGTACAGCATATCATACCGTTGCCGGCTGGTTTAAAATCAGAACATATCATTACACGTTGTCCTTCGCAGTAAACAATATATGAGATCGGGTGTGTACTATACTTGCTTGAAACCCCGCGAGCAATTATACCTGACTGATGTATAAGATTACCAGAAGGGACGCTACTCGGATTATTGACAGTAAGTGAATCTGCCTTTTTCTGATTCTGGTGAGCTTTCTTCTTATGCGACATAAAGTATCCCTCCGATAAAAAGATTTGTTACTATGATTATACAGCGCATCCGCCAATATGTCAATATCTGGAGGCGCTGTAATATGCACAAATATCCGAAAATCCGCCCCGCACATATTCTCCGTTTTACAGTCTTGCTATCTGTGCGGTTCAGAGTTAATATGTGACTACAATCAAAACCGCAGCAAGCGGCAAAAAACGGAGGTAATCATATGGAAATCAAGTACAATATCGAAAAGAGCCAGCGCAAGGCACTGGCGCAGAAGATCAGCGAGCTAACCGGAGCAGATGTGAGATACGCAGGGGTTCCGAGCTGCGCCTATGAGATTGACTTCTTCACACTGAGCAAGGATGCGGTCCTCAGCTTCAGCGACCGCAGCGACACCGAGATCGTGGAGATGGTGCTGGACGGCCTTGCCGATGCAGGCTACAACAGCGAGACGATCACTCCGCCGGAGGGAACAGATGAAGCTGACGCGGAAGAGGATGCACCAGAGGAATCCGATACAGAATCTGAAGATAAACAGAACAGTGGATTCCCGCTGAATGCAAGCATCAGCTTTCCGCTTGCTGACCACACGGTGCAGAGCCTCATCAACCTTATCTGCATGATTCATTCCCGCGGTCCGCTGCTCAGCAAGGCAACCGGCGGAAACTTCTCCGCAGACAAGAGCCTTGCTGACGAGATCGGCAAGCACGAGTTCCGCAGCGTCCACGAACTGATCGCCTTTATCAGAGAGTGGGATGAAACGAATCCGCCGCTGACCGGCATCTCCTTTGACAGCGACAAACTCACCTTTGACGGATTCGGTCAGGCGGCAGATGCTGACCATGTGCAGACCTTCATGAAACTTGCCGGAGCAATGAACAATATGGCACTGACGCAGCAACGTGTGCAGGCAAAGGATGTCGATGACAGCAACGAGAAATACTCGCTCCGCGTCTGGCTGATCCGCCTTGGTCTGAACGGAAAGGACTGCAAGGCAGACCGCAAGCGGCTGCTGGAGAACCTTTCCGGGCATACCGCATTCCGCAACGATGCGGAGCGTGAGCGCTGGGAAGCAAAGCAGAAGGCAAAGCGTAATGCTCAGAATAACGAGGAGGAAGAAAACGATGCAGTTTCCGAATGAAAGACAGCTTCAGTCGCTACGTGAGCGTTACCCGGCAGGCACAAAGATCCGCCTGAATCATATGGATGACCCGTATGCACCGATTCCGGACGGAACAGTCGGCGAGGTTCAGTACGTTGACGACGCCGGCAGCATCCACATGATCTGGGAAAACGGCAGGACGCTTTAGCTGATCGAAGGCGAAGACAGTTTCACCATTATAAAGGAGGAAGAAAACATATGATTTACTTAGCATACGGCTCGAATCTTCATATCGGTCAGATGCAGTTCCGCTGCCGCACGGCGGAAGTACTCGGAACGAGTACACTTCACGGTTACCGGCTGGTATTCAACGGGGTGGCTACCATTGAGCCAGATTCCAACCGCAGCGTTCCAGTTCTGCTCTGGGATATCAAACCCGCCGACGAGATCCCGCTTGACCGCTACGAGGGCTACCCGCAGCTGTACCGCAGAGAGACCGTGCAGGTCAAGCTGAACGGCAAAACCGTCGATGCGATGGTTTACATCATGAACAGCAAGGGCGTCGCCCCACCCAGTCCCTTTTATTACGACGTGATCCGCAAGGGCTACGAGATGAACGGGCTGGACACCGCAGTGCTGGAACAAGCCCGGCAGGAATCCCTGACTGTCCGCTGAACGCGCGCAGACCGCCCACGTTCGCCTGTGTGGGGCTTTGAAAGGTTTCCTCCGAAAGTTACCCCGTTTCGGTTTCTGCCCCACACAGCGCGTTACTGCGCAATCTGCGGCAAGGCATAATATGAACAATAAGTAGCGGGTAAACAGGGATTATGTTCTGTACATTTAGCCGCTTGATAAGCTCTGAAGGGTATGGTAATATGCTACACAACGGCAAGGGGTGCGGGTGTTCGGTGAACACCTCTGCCGAAGGCAGAAGTACCGACCGAGGCGACAGCCGAGACCCGGCGCCCGCCAAATACCCGAACGGAGGACGATAACATGAGTAAGAAGAGATACTACCTCGCATACGGAAGCAATCTGAACCGCAAGCAGATGCAGATGCGATGCCCCGGCGCAAAAGTGATCGGGACCGCACTACTGGAAGGCTACGAACTGCTATTCAAAGGCAGCAAGACCGGATTCTACCTGACTATTGAGCCAAAGGCGGACGGTGTTGTTCCGGTCGCAGTATGGGAAGTCACTGCGGAGCACGAGCATATGCTCGACCGCTACGAAGGCTGCCCGGTCTGCTACTATAAGAAAGAGATCAGTCTCCTGGTGCGCAGAGCAAAAAGCGGAAGAACGGTGCAGACGAACAGCTTTGTGTACATCATGCAGGAAAAGCGCAGGCTCGGCGAACCGACACCAAGATATTTCTGGACCTGCGTGCTCGGCTACCGTTCATTCGGATTCGATCTCGAATTCCTCTACGAAGCCTACGAGCGCAGCACAAGGCATCTGTACAGATAAGAAAGCGGCGGATTGGCAGGGCAGTGTTCCCTGCCCTACCACCGTCGATTATATATACGTCCCCGGGGCTCCCGAAAATGAGAGATCCTATTCCATTGTATCCGAGTATAACATACATTTTCAAGAATATCAAGACTGTAATATACACAATCATTCGGCTCATAAAAAGCGCATAGTTCTGTACATTTAGCGTCTTGCTATATCTTCCGTTCAGAGTTAATATGTGACACAACGAAGGGCGAAGCCCTACGGAATTACCGAAACGGAGGATACAAAAATGACTGAGAAAACCGCACAGCAGATCAACAGAATGAAGGAGCAGACCATCGGGGTTGAGGTTGAGATGAACAACATCACCCGCAAGGCTGCGGCAAAGCTCGCCGCCGAGTTCTTCGGAACAAACCGCAGCGAGTACACCGCACACCGCAACGGCTACGAAACCTACAGCGCCTGGGACGCACAGGGACGCGAGTGGAAATTCCAGCGCGACTGCAGCATCAGCGGACCGGACAGCGAAAAGTGCGAACTGGTCACACCGATCCTGCACTACGCAGACATCGAAACCCTGCAGGAGCTGATCAGACGCCTTCGCAAGGCAGGCGCAAAGAGCGACTACACAAGGGGCTGCGGAGTTCACATTCACATCGGCGCACAGGGACACACACCGCAGAGCCTGAGAAACCTCGCAAACATCATGGCAAGCCACGAAACACTGATCGCCGAAGCAATTAAGGTAGACCACAGCAGAATGAACCGCTACTGCAGAACGGTCGACCCGAGATTCCTCGACCAGCTCAACCGCAAAAAGCCCCGCACGATGGCACAGCTTGCAGACATCTGGTACGGCGCACAGGGATGCACCTACGGCAGAACCCACCACTACAACGACAGCCGCTACCACATGCTCAACCTGCACGCCACCTTCACAAAAGGCACGGTCGAGTTCAGACTTTTCCAGTTCGCACCGCCCGCAAACGGCAAGCAGAACGGCCTTCACGCAGGCAAGCTCAAGAGCTACATTCAGCTTTGCCTCGCAATGAGCCAGATGGCAAAGGACCTCAGAAGCGCAAGCCCCAAGGAACAGCAGAAAGAAAACAAGGTTTTCGCAATGAGAACCTGGCTGATGAGAATGGGCTTCATTGGCGACGAGTTCGCAACAGCAAGAGAGACCCTTACCGAAAACCTGACGGGAAACGCAGCCTTCCGATTCGGCAGACCTTAAGGCCTGCCCTTCGGGGCGCAGGAACAAACGGAACGGCACGGGCGCGCACACAGCGCCCACGTCGCCCCGTGTGGGGCGGAAGGGGTATCCTCCGATTCGGTATCCCACCTCAGTCAACCGCGCCACACAACGCGACACGGCGCAAACGTGCGCAAGTCATAACCACCCCAAAACAGAACAGGAGGAATTCACATGAAAGAACAAGTTTTTGAAAAGCGTACATGTCCGAAATGCGGACGCACTTACACCGAGCGTCCAGCTCTTTCCCGCAACGACAATAACACGCTCATCTGCCCCGACTGCGGAACGCGGGAAGCACTCGAAACGATGGGCATCAGCATCGAGGAACAGGACAAGATACTCGGAATCATCCACGACAAGTACATTCCCGAATAAGGGGCGCACAGCGGGCGGTGTGGGGCTTTACGGCTCTGCGCCGCTTGTTTGTTTGGCAGATTACGGGCGCGACACAGCGCGAATGTGCGCCTCCTGCGGGCAATACATAATATGTACAATAATAGCAGGTAAATCTGCAAAAATGATCTGTACATTTAGCCGCTTGCTATTCCGGAAGTATCATGGTAATATGTGACACAACGGAAGGGCATACAGCCCACCGAAAACAAAAAATGGAGGTACACCACCATGACAAAGATGGAAATGAAAGCAGCAGTTGACAAGCTGAAGATGCTGCAAAACGGTAAGGCAGCCCTTGAGGGAATGACCGAAACAGACTGCCTCGAGCTTTTCGGGATCAGCAAAGCGCAGGCGCTTGCAAACACCAACGCAGCTCTCGCCAAGACCGAGCAGGAGATTTTCAGAGCCGAGCATCCGCTGACTGGCATCGACAAGAAGCTTTTTGATATCGCAGCGAAGCACCTGATCACGGTGCAGGAGCGCGGCGACCTTGAAGCCCGTCACTGCGACAGCGAGGACTTCATCGAGGTTTCGGTCTGGGGACTAGAAGCCGCCCTCAAAGATGCCTACGAGGCTGGACGCAAGAGCAAATAAACTGGGCAGCCCCTCCTGAGATACGGAGGGGCGTATGTCTACCTGAAAGAATACGGCTGATTGCCGACACACGCACCACATTCGCCAGTGTCGGCCTTTTCTTAACGGCAGCGGATAACTTGCCCCTGCGAAAAGACGCCCCACACAGCGCGTTTGTGCGCGTCAGGTGCGCTGTACATTTCAGGCGCATATTTCTGGTCATGTTTGTCACATTTATTTTCCCGATATTGCTTGATTTTCGAGCGGTTCAGAGTTAATATGTCACTACCGCAAGAGAAGCGGAATCAAAACAAAGGAGCGAATCTACATGAAAATTCTGGTATGTGAACCCGGCAAGCATCCCTACGTAAAGGAGATTGAACACACGCTGGAGAACCTGCAGAAAGAGGTCGGCGGATACATTCAGGCGCTGTACCCCTTCGAGGAGGAGGTCGCAGTAGTGTGCAACGAGGAGGGCCTTTTCATTGAGGGTCTGCAATGGAACAGGACAGTCGAAAAATACGGCCCGATCAAAGGCACCTTCTTCGTCTGCGGACTCGGGGTCGAGGATTTTACCGGGCTGACCGATGAACAGGCTGAAAAGTACAAGGCACTTTTCTGGGAGCCTGAAATTTTCATTCCGACCCCCAACGGCATGGTGGTACTGCACATTGTAGAGTAAAAACAACAGGGGCAGGACTGCGGTCCTGCCCCATCTCCGCATCGGTTTCCGATGCAATTTACTGCCCGTCATAATATGTACAATTCCTGCGATATTTCGCTGTTTTTATTCTGTACATTTAGCCGCTTGATAAAATTTGCTAAAAGAGTTAATATGTACACAACGGAAGGGCAAAGCCCACCGAAACAACGAAAATCGGAGGAAAAACAATGATCAGCTACGGATTGGCAAAGGCAAGAGCAATGGCAGGCAGAGACGACTGGAACGAGCGCGAGGCAATCAAAAGCGCAACGATCCTTTGGTACGACACCGAGGAGGAAGGCTACGAACTGGAGGTTGAAAACGAGGATGACCTCGACGCAGAAGACTTCAGAGCCTGGGTTGAAGAGAACGCAGACAGCCTTGCACAGGAAGACGCCGCGGCAAACGGCACGACCTTCGAAGGCATCGAGGACATCGATTACGAAACCGAATGGATCGACGACGATGCACTTTTCGAGGCAGAGTACGCAGACGCCTGCGAAAGCGAATGGGAATGGATGACCGGCAGATAAGCCGGTCGCCCCACCGGGGCGGCACAGCGCCCCCTGTGGTGAGGATGCAGGAAGGAACGCATACGGATGCCCCGGCACTGCAAGCCCCACACAGCGCAGCTGTGCGCGTTTGTGGGCAAGGCATAATATGTACAATTCCTGCGAAAATAAGCCTTTTCTGATCTGTTGTTTTACCATCTTGATATATCGAGCGAAAAGATTTACTATGTGTACAACGGAACGGTGTGCGGGTGTACGGTGAACACCTCTGCGAAGCAGAAGCACCGACCGAGGCGACAGCCGAGACCCCGCACCGAATACACAAAACGGAGGAAACCGCAATGAAAAACATCACAAAGAAGGAACTGAAACGCATCGCAAAGGAATACGGCTACGACCCACAGTACCTTGAGGATCAGGTTCTCGACTGGGAGAGCGACGGCATCCGGGTGGATGCACAGGACCTCGAAGACTTCTGCGCAAATGGCGACATCTGAAACAGAACAGCCCTTCCGGAGGACGGAGGGGCTGCTGTCATTTAATCTTTATTCTTCAACGACGGAATTATTCAGCAATTCAATAAAGGCTTCGATGCTGTCAGATATCGACACTTGTTTTTCGACATCTTCATGATCAATATAATAAACCCGATGTGAATTACTGCTCCAATAGAAATAATTGCCGCCGTATTCTGCAAGCGGATACCAGTCAGAAGGAATAAAATTGCACATTGGTTCATCACGGTCATCATCGGTAATAAATTCAAATTCTGTATCCTCACCTTCCAGCGGGACGATACCTGTTACCGCAAAATGCCGACCGCTGATCTCAAATTCGCACATTTTCATATCGCAACTGGCTAATTTTGAATATAGCTGCCGAAGAATATCCGGAAACACAATACCGTATTTCTGTTCGAGATAAGCAATGCGCTCAGCGCTTTTTTCTTTGTTGTCGATTTCTTCCACTAAGAATTTGAACATGGCTGAACCTCCGTTCTCATACACACTACAATTTGAAGCGGAAACCTCCGCTTTTCTCTATTATATCATAAGCCGAATGACAAAGTCAACCAAAAGCATAATGTACACAACAAACCGCGGAATATAGCCCGCAATGATCGTGATTACTCACTATTGCTATATGTCCGAAACAGAGTTATACTGTGTACAACGGAACGGGAAACCGAGCCGAAAATAACGAAAATACGGAGGAAAACATTATGTGGCATGAAGGTACGATCGGAGTTCCGAAGGGCAACGGAAAGTACACGGTGGTTCACTACTGGGTGAAAGCCTACGACGAAAGCAGCCAGTACGGAATCGAGGGTGGCAGAATCAGCAAGCTCACGCTGAAGGTCGAAGGCAAGGTCATTTACAACTACGACCGGGGCGAAGATGTTCCGCCCCAGAACGAAGCCGCAGAAATGGCGCTGGCGATCCTGATGCATGAGTACAACTAAAGGCAGCAAACATCCATAGAAAGGGCTTGCAAATGCAGGCTCTTTTCTTTATGCACATTTTTACAGGAAGGAGTGATGCGGATGGCTCAGAGAGGCAGAAAACCAAAGCCCACAGCGATCAAAGAACTGGAAGGCAATCCGGGCAAGCGTCCGCTGAATGAGGCAGAGCCGAAGCCTGCAAAGAAGGCACCGCCCTGTCCGAAGTGGCTGGAGCCCGAAGCGAAAAAGGAATGGCGCAGGCTTTCCAAACAGCTCGAAGCAATCGGCGTACTGACCGAGGTAGATCAGGCGGCATTCGCATCCTATTGTCAGGCGTATGCCCGGTGGAAGGAAGCCGAGGAATTCATGACGCAGCACGGCACGATCGTGAAAACGAAATCCGGCTACTGGCAGCAAGTTCCCCAGGTCAGCATCGCACAGACTTATCTGAAGATCATGAACAAGATCGCAGAGCAGTTCGGTCTGACTCCGGCGGCAAGAAGCCGTATCACTGCCGGTGCAGATATGAAGGACGCCGCCGTTGACGATATGGATGCACTTCTGGGAGGCGGCTGATGGCAAGAACAGCAAAATCAAGAGAAAGGCCTGCGAACTATCCGAAACTCACCGACTATCAGCCCACCCGCTTCATGCTGCCGGATTCTCATTACGATGCGGCAAAAGCGGACAGGGCTGTTCGCTTTATAGAAAACCTCTGCCACACCAAGGGCAGATGGGCGGGCAAACCGTTCTGGCTGCTGCCGTGGCAGGAGCAGATCATCCGGGATATTTTCGGTGTTGTAAAAGAAGACGACACCCGGCAGTTCCGTACAGCCTATGTTGAGATTCCGAAGAAAAACGGAAAATCGGAGCTTGCGGCGGCAATTGCGCTGTATCTGCTGTACGCCGACAACGAGCCGTCCGCCGAAGTCTACGGTGCTGCCGCTGACCGGCAGCAGGCTTCCATCGTTTTTGACGTTGCAAAGCGCATGGTGGAAATGACACCGGCGCTCCTGAAACGCTCCAAAATCATGGCAGCAACAAAACGTCTGGTGAACTACAGCAATGTGGGATTCTATCAGGTACTTTCGGCGGAAGTCGGCACAAAGCATGGTCTGAATGTATCAGGTCTGGTGCTTGACGAGCTGCATGCGCAGCCGAACCGAAGTCTTGTGGATGTTCTCACAAAGGGCTCGGGTGATGCGAGAACGCAGCCGCTGTACTTCCTTATTACCACCGCCGGTACTGACCGCAACAGCATCTGCTACGAATACCACACTAAAGCAAAAGATATTCTGGACGGCAGGCGTATCGACCCTTCCTTCTATCCAGTTATTTACGGACTGAATGATGACGATGACTGGAACGCAGAGGAATCATGGTACAAGGCAAATCCGTCTCTCGGGCATACGATCACCATTGACCGCGTCCGGGATGCGCACCGTGAGGCGCTGACAAATCCTGCGGAAGAAAATGTATTCCGTCAGCTGAGACTCGACCAGTGGGTCGGAAGCGCGGTCGCATGGATTCCGGAGCATATCTACGACAGAGGAAATCTACCAATCGACCTTGAAAAGCTACGAGGCAGAGAGTGCTATGCCGGACTTGACCTGTCGAGTACGAGCGACATTACGGCATTCGTACTGGTATTTCCGCCACTTACTGAGGGCGACAAATACATCGTTGTCCCGCACTTCTGGCTGCCAAGAGAAACACTTGACCTCCGTGTACGGCGAGACCATGTTCCCTACGATGTCTGGGAGCGCATGGGACTTTTTCATATTACAGAGGGCAATGTGGTGGACTATAACTTTGTGCGGAAAACGATCAATGAGCTACACACGATATATAACATTAAGGAGATCGCAGCCGACCGATGGAACGCTACACAGCTGATCACAGACCTTGAGGGTGACGGATTTACTGTTGTGCCGATGGGTATGGGCTTCAAGGATATGTCACCGCCGATGAAGGAACTATACAAGCTCATACTCGAAGGTATGTTCGTTCACGGCGGCAATCCCGTTCTCAGATGGATGGCAGGAAATGTGGTCGCCGAAATTGATGCGGCGGAGAATATAAAACCGAGCAAAAAGAAAAGTACTGAAAAAATCGACGGCATTGTCGCATGGATCATGGCACTCGACAGAATGATCCGCCATGAAATGCAGGGCAGTGTCTATGACGAACCCGATCATGACCTGATCGTTTTGTAGGAGGGATGCAGATGGGCTTACTCAACTGGCTCGGCTTCAATAAGCCGAGAGACGCACCGTCACTGCCGGATATTCGGGACAATGTCCGCGATTCCGGTAATCTGTTTGTATTCGGCATGACGCACAGCGGAGAGCGTGTTGACGAACGAACGGCAATGCAGATCGTTACCGTATACGCCTGCGTGAGACTGCTGTCAAATACTATCGCAGGGCTTCCGCTGCATCTGTACAGATATACAGGTGCCGGCGAGGATAAGGAACGCGCTACCGATCATCCGCTGTATAAGATACTTTACCGGCAGCCAAATCCGGAAATGAGTTCATTTTCATTCTGGGAGGCACTGATGTGTCATCTGCTGCTCTGGGGCAACGCCTATGCACAGATCGTCCGTGACGGCAAGAACGGCATCGTCGGTCTGTATCCCCTTCTCCCCGAGAATGTGGAGATTGACCGTGACCCGAAAAGCGGTGACCTGATCTACACCTACCACGCATACACCGATGAAAAACCCGGTGAGCATGATAAGGATATCATCTTTCAGAGAGACGAGATTCTTCACATTCCCGGGCTGGGATTCAACGGTCTTGTGGGATTTTCACCCATTGCCATGATGAAAAATGCACTGGGCGCAGCAATGGCGGTGGAGCGTTACGGCAGTGCCTTCTTCAAAAACGGAGCGCAGCCTGCCGGTGTTCTCGAACATCCGGGCGTACTGAAAAATCCGGAAAAGATCCGTGAAAACTGGACGAGAGTGTACGGCGGTTCCCGCAATGCACACCGTATCGCAGTCCTCGAGGAAGGAATGCAGTACAAGCCAATTTCGCTGCCGCCGGAGGATTCGCAGTTTCTTTCCACCCGCGAATTCGATGTGGAGGAGATCTGCCGAATGTTTCAGGTGCCGCCCCATCTGGTACAGGATCTGAAGCGTAGCACCTTCAATAACATCGAGCATCAGGGCATCGCATTTGTGCAGTATTCACTCATGCCGTGGATCATCCGCATCGAAAAAGGCATCATCAAAGACCTTCTGCTGGAAGAGGAACAAGATGTATATTTCCCGAAATTCAACGTGGACGGTCTGATGCGCGGAGATTATCAGAGCCGCATGAACGCTTATGCGATCGGTGTCGGCAACGGCTTTATGTCGCCGAATGATGTGCGTAGGCTTGAAAACATGGACCTCATTCCGCACGATCTCGGCGGTGATGATTATTACCTCAACGGCAGCTACAATAAGCTGCAGGACGCAGGCGCAGCATACGATTTGGGCGAGCCCGAGGAAGATGACACTGAGGAGCAGACAGATACAGAAAATACACCGGAAGAAGAAACCGATGACAGATTCCTGCGGAAAAGGCGCAGGAAGAAAGTACGAAACGGAGGGATGTAAATGCCAAAATTCTGGGACTATATTCACGATGACAGCGGCGGCAGAGTGCTCCGCCTGGAGGGACCTATCGATTCGGATTCCTTCTGGGGTGACGAGATCACGCCGCAGGATTTCAGAGATGAGCTGTATGCCGAGGACGGCGACCTCACACTCTGGATCAATTCGCCGGGCGGCAACGTCTTCGCCGCTGCGGAGATCTACACAATGATCCGTGACTATCCGCACAATGTTACTGTCAGAATCGCAAGCATCGCTGCATCAGCAGCAAGTGTGATCGCAATGGCAGGCAATACCGTGCAGATGTCTCCCACCGCGCTTCTCATGATCCATGATCCTTCTACCATCGCGTTCGGCAATGCAAAGGATATGGAAAAAGCCATTGCAACGCTGAATGAGGTCAAGGAGAGCATCATCAACGCATATGCAGCAAAAACCGGACTCAGCAGAAATCGCATCAGCAAGCTCATGTCTGATGAGACATGGATCAATGCGAAAAAGGCGGTCGAGCTGGGCTTTGCAGATGAGATCCTCTTTGACGAAAAGCCGGAACCGGACAAGAAGCAGGATGAGCCTGACGATCCGGACGAGCCTGAGAAGCCCGATCAGGAAGGCGGTGATGATGAGGGCGATGAAAAGAAAGAGACCGAAAAGAAGCCGTTCAAGCTGGACACCGGCGATGCCCTTTGGGAGTACAGTACCCGTGTCATGGGACAGACCATTCTGGGAAAGATCACCGCTTCCGCAGCACCCGATGACACAGAGCTGCCCGATGACAGCAAGGCAGATGATGCACAGAAACCTTCCGAGGAAGGGCTGACGGATACAGCACCGACTGTGACTATCCCTGTAATCGGTATGGACGGCAAGACAAAGGACGGCGCAATGCCGTATGAAATTCTGAAACAGCAGCTTGCTTTTCTGAGATAAGCAGGCTGCATTTTTATGACCGCCGGAGATATCCGGCAGAAACGGAGAAAAAGATATGAGCAAGATCATGGAACTTCGCAGCAAGCGTAATACCCTGTGGGAGCAGACAAAGGCATTCCTCGAAAAGCACCGTGGTGAGAACGGTCTCGTGGAGGCTTCCGCAGTGGAGCAGTACAACAAAATGGCCGGTGAGGTGCAGGCACTGGGCGCAGAGATCGAGCGTCTCGAGCAGCAGGCAGCCCTCGATGCGGCTCTTTCCGCACCGACCAGCAAGCCCGTCACCAACGCTCCCGGCACAAAGAATACGCCGCCCACCAACCCGACCGGAACCGACGAGTACAAGTCCGCCTTCTGGGATATGATCCGCAACAAGGGCGATCAGCTTGCAGTCCGCAACGCGCTCTCTGTCGGTGAGGACACCGAGGGCGGCTACACTGTCCCTGACGAGTTCGAGCGCCGTCTGATTCAGGCGCTGGAGGAAAACAACATCTTCCGCCAGATGGCAACGGTCATCAAGACAAACAGCGGTACCCGCAAGATCCCGATTGCCAACGATACGATGGAGGCACAGTGGATCGATGAGGGTGAGGAGATCCCGGAGACCGATACCCGTTTCGGTCAGACGACCCTCTCCGCATACAAGCTCGGTACGATGATCAAGATCAGCAACGAGCTTCTGCACGACTCCGCCTTCGACCTCGCATCGTATATCGCTGCACGTTTCGGTGTGGCAATGGGCAATGCAGAAGAGCGTGCGTTCTTCACGGGTGACGGCGATAAGAAGCCCCTCGGTATCCTCGATGAGACCGGCGGCGCAGAACTGGGTGTCACTGCGGCATCGCAGACTGCGATCACCTTTGACGAGGTGTTCGACCTCTACTACAGCCTGAAGTCTCCCTACCGCAGAAACGCACAGTTCGTCTGCAATGAGACCATCCTGCTTCAGCTCATGAAGCTGAAGGACAAGAACGACAACTACCTCTGGAAGCCGTCGCTCGACATCGCAAAGCCGGATACACTGCTCGGCAGACCGATCCGCACCTCTTCCTTTATGCCCGGTATTGCAAGGGGCGAGCGTGTTCTCCTCTTCGGTGATATGAAGAATTATTGGGTGGCTGACAGACAGAACCGCACCTTCCGCCGTCTGAACGAGCTTTATGCCCGCACCGATCAGGTCGGCTTCCTTACCACGCAGCGTGTGGACGGTCGTCTGATCCTTCCGGAGTCTGTGAAGGTCCTCAAGATGGCAGGTACCAAGGCAGCGACCGGCGGCACTACTGGCGGTAATACCGGCGGCAACGGCTGATAAGAACGGAGGGCAGATAAGTGAATCTGATCTCACTGCCTGAAACAAAAAACTACCTCCGTGTTGACCACTGTGAGGATGACAAGCTCATCCTCACTCTGATCGATACGGCACAGCGGCTTGTAATGGATGTGGGCAGAATGAATGAAAAGCAGTTAGCGGAGAATGAGGAAACCTCCCGGCAGGCTATGCTGTATACTGTTTCGTACCTCTATGAAAACCGCAATACTGCTGACTATCATGCGCTGACACTGACACTCAGGGCACTGTTATTCGCACAAAGAGAGGGCGTGGTCTGATGGAGATCGGGAAACTGAACCAGCGGATCGCCGTCCTTGAAAATCATGTCAAAAAAGATGCAATCGGAAATCACAAAGCCCGGTGGGAGGAGGTGTTCTCCCTCTGGGCTTCTGTGACGGTATCCAATACTGTCGGCGGTGCAGCTGAGGAAACAAATACTGGAGTGACCAGAGAGATACAAAAGCTGGAGGTCATTATCCGTCAGACTCCGCAGACAAAAAAGATGGCTTCTACCGTATACCGCATCCGCTTTGAAGGTATTGACTATGACATCAAGGGCATTGTGCCGAATTATCAGACGCAGGACTATATGAAGCTGATCTGCGAATCACGAAGGGCGGGATCAAAGGATGACATCTATTGACGATATGGCTGCGGAGATCATGGAAGGCTTATCCGAATACGCTGATCTTGCAGATGCCGCTATGAAAAAAGCTGTAAGAAAGACAGCGACCGCCGTCAAAAATGAGATCTCCGCAAAAGCTCCTGTGAAGTCCGGTCGCTACAAGCGAAGCTGGACAGCGAAGAAAACGAAGGAAAACAGCCACACACTGGAAATGACCGTCCACAGCAAAGACCGCTATCAGATTGCACATCTGCTCGAACACGGTCATGCAAAGCGCGGCGGCGGACGTGTAGCAGCTATCCCGCATATCGCTCCTGCTGAAGCAAACGGCGCAGATATGCTCAAAACGCTCATCAAAAAGGAGTTATCGTGACCTACGAGGAAATTTCCGAGATGATGCAGGAGATCGGGCTGCCCTTTGCGTATCATCATTTCGCAGAGGGTGAAAGCCCGGATCCTCCGTTCACGCTGTTTCTGTCTCCCGGTGAAAATACATTCGGTGCGGATAACCTGATGTATGTCAGCTTCAAGCGGCTGCACATCGAGCTTTATACCGATGAAAAATCTCCGGATACGGAGGAGCGTGTGGAGGAAGTGCTGCATCAATACAACATTTATTATACAAAATCCGAAACCTGGATCGAGAGCGAACGGCTCTATGAGGTCCTGTACACATTGGAGGTATGAATATGGCTCTGAAGAAAAACAAGGTCAAGTTCGGTCTGAACAAGGTTCACTGGGCAAAGATCACGGCTTGGTCGGACGAGGGCGTTCCCACATTTGCAACGCCCGTGCGTCTGCCCGGTGCTGTTTCGCTAAGTATTGACGCCAACGGCGAGAATGACAACTTCTACGCCGACAACACCGTTTACTACGTTATCAACAACAACGCAGGATATGAGGGCGACCTCGAAATTGCTCTCATCACTACCGATTTCGCAACCGATATCCTCGGTGAACAGCTCGACAGCAAGGGCGTTCTGGTTGAGCGCAACGATGCGGAGACATCGCAGTTCGCACTGCTCTTTGAGTTTGACGGAGACAAGAATCACATCCGTCATGTGCTGTACTGCTGCTCGGCATCCCGTCCCGCGACTGAGGGTCAGACCACTGAGGAGAGCAAGGAGGTCAAGACAGAGACACTGTCACTGAAGGCTTCCGCACTGCCTTCCGGTCTGGTGAAGTCCAAGACCTGTGAGAGCACGGATGAAACCACTTACAACAACTGGTACAGCGCCGTCTATATCCCGACTGCGGCAACCACAACAAACAGCACCAATACACGTTCCGCAAGTACCACAAAGGGCGGCAGCACAGCCGCAGCAACAACAGACTGATAAAGGAGAAAGAATATGGCTATCAAGAAAATCATTACTGTTGACGGTATCGAGGTTCCTTTCAAGGCGAGCGCAACACTGCCTCGCCTTTACCGTGCCAAGTTCCGCAAGGACATCTTCAAGGATTTCTCCGCACTGAAGGATTCTGTTGACGAGAGCGATGAGGAGAATTCCGGTCTCGGTATCGAGAGCCTTGAGGTGTTCGAGAATATCGCCTGGACGATGGCAAAGCACGCCGATCCGGAGAATGTGCCGGACAGCCCGGATGAGTGGTTGGAGCAGTTCAACACCTTCTCAATCTACGAAGTGCTGCCGCAACTCTTTGAACTCTGGGGCGTGAATCAGGAGACACAGGCGGAGTCAAAAAAAAATCTCGCCCAGTTGACCGCGAGATGACAACACCGCTGTTCCTTCTCCGATGTGTGCAGATCGGGCTGAGTCTTTCCGACCTTGATCTGCTCACTATCGGAATGGTCAACGAAATGTTCATTGAAAAGGATAATGACGATTATGATTACCCGATCAAAGCGGATCAGGCCGCATTCGACCGATTTTGAGTCCAAAATAAAGATACTCCTGAAAAAACTGTTTCAGGTGTTGCTCGGTCTGTTTATATACTCCTTCGGCGTGTATCTGACCATTGCAGCGAATATAGGGCTGGCACCGTGGGACTGTTTCTGCATGGGCATATCACAGCATACACCGCAGAACTATGGCAGCACAATGGTGCTTGTTTCCGTCACAGCAATTCTGATACAGCTTCTGTTCCGGGAACGAATCGGTTTTGCAACGATTTTCGATGCACTGATAACCGGACGGCTCACACAGTTTTTCATCGACATTTCTCCGTATCCTGAAAATCACAGTCTGTGGCTCGGAATCGTGCTGCTGTTACTCGGCTTTCTGATTATTGATCTCGGCATCTATGTGTATATGTCGGCGGAACTCGGCAGCGGTCCGAAGGACGGTCTGATGATTGTTATAGGCAAAAAGCTGCCGAAGATACCAATTGGAATCATCGGGATATTGCTGTGGTCGGCGGTTACACTGATCGGTTGGATGCTTGGCAGCTCTGTCGGTATCGGAACACTGCTGTCTATTTTCGGTGCGGGTTTTATCATGCACATCTTTTACGATGCCATAGGATTTGAGCCGAGGAAGCTAAAACACAAAAGCCTGAAAGAGACATTGAAATCTCTCTCAGGCAAATGCTTTTAGTCTATATGCTGCTGTAACCACGTTAATAAATATGCCTCGTCAAATTCACCCGCGGCAATGCCGAGTATAAGATGGATAAGTTCTAAGTCCTCATATTGCAGTTCAATATGATTGACTGCAAGAAAGACAAGCATAGCGTGTGTACCAATTCTTTTATTACCGTCTACAAAAGGATGATTTTTTATAAGCCCGAATCCAAGGCGGGATGCTTTTTCAAGAAGAGACGGATATAACTCGTCACCGCCGAATGTCTGAAACGGAGCATTGATAGCTGAATCAAGCAGCCCTTCATCACGAATCTCCACAGAGCCGCCTGATTCGGCTATTAATGCTCTGTGGAGCATCATGATCTGTTCTTTCGTTAGTCGTTTCATTTGGCGAGTTCCTCATAGACAGCGGCATTTCTTGCAAGCAGTCTCTTGGAGATCTCTGCGACCTCATCGCTGTCTGCATCCTGCAGTGCATCAGCTTCCTGAAACTCCACCACAAGATAGCGAGGAGTGTTATTTTTCAGGATAACAGCGGAGCCGAACTGATCTACCAGTCTTGCAACCTTGGAAAAATTCTGGTTAGCTTCGGTCATCGAAACAATAGTGTTGGTATCAATTTTCATGCTAACACCTCCCACTTATAGTATACCACACTTTTAGGATAAATTCAACCTATTTTTCAGATTTTTTTGTAAGGAAGGCAGGTGATCCGCATGGCAAACAGAATCAAGGGTATTACCGTTGAGATCGGCGGCGATACCACGAAACTCAGCAAAGCCCTTGAAGGTGTCAATAAGAATATCAAAAACACGCAGACACAGCTCAAGGATGTGGAAAAGCTGCTGAAGCTCGACCCGACCAATACGGAACTGTTGTCGCAGAAACAGCGATTGCTTGCCGATGCCGTATCATCGACCAGTGATAAACTCGAAACGCTGAAAAAAGCCAGCGAACAGGCCGCCAAAACCAAAGACAATTACGATGCGTGGAAAGCAAAGTATGACCCTATCAAGCAGAAAATCGGTGAGACTGAAACAAAACTCAAGGAATTGAAAGAGCAGAGCAAGATCGCCGATGAACAGCTTTCCAAAGGTGAGATCTCGCAGGAGAAGTACGATGCCCTGCAAAATGAGATCAAACAGACCACCGACGAACTGAACGGCTTGAAACAGCAGGCAAAGGATGTGTCAGATGAATTCGGTCATCCGATCCCCCCGGAGCAGTACGACGCCCTTCAGCGTGAAATTGTTGATACGGAACAGGAACTGCAAAATCTACAGCAGGAAGCAGCAAAATCTCAGGCGGCACTTGTGAAACTTGGTGAAGCGGGGGCTTCTCTCGAAAAAGCCGGAGAAAAGATTACTGCTGTCGGTACAAACCTGACAAAATATGTAACGGTTCCTATCCTCGGACTCGGAACTGCCGCTGTAAAAACGACTGCTGACTTCGATGCATCTATGAGCAAGGTTTCCGCTATATCCGGTGCAACCGGTGAAGATCTGGAAGCTCTCCGTGCAAAAGCCCGTGAGATGGGCAGCCAGACAAAATTCTCTGCCTCGGAAGCCGCTGATGCCATGAACTATATGGCTATGGCAGGCTGGAAGACCGAGGATATGCTGAACGGTGTCGAGGGTATCATGAACCTTGCCGCCGCTTCCGGTGAAGACCTTGCAACTACATCGGATATTGTTACTGACGCGTTGACTGCTCTTGGTATGAGCGCAGATGATTCCGCACATTTCGCAGATATACTCGCAGCTGCATCTTCCAATGCTAATACCAATGTGTCTCTCATGGGTGAATCTTTCAAGTATGTTGCGCCGATCGCCGGTTCAATGGGCGCGTCTGCTGAGGACCTTTCTATCGCTCTCGGACTTATGGCGAACAGCGGTATCAAAGGTTCACAGGCTGGCAACAGTCTGAAAAACGCTCTTGTAAACCTCACAAAGCCGACTAAACAGCAGGCGGCAGCAATGCAGCAACTCGGATTTATCAGCACAGAGACCATTCAGAAAATTGACTTTGCAAAGGTCGAGAAGGCTGAACAGGCTGTTGAGGATGCGACTATCTCCCTTGATAACGCTCAGATCAAGCTGAATGATGCAATCAGCAAGTATGGCGAAGGCAGCTCACAGGCACAGCTTGCAAGCAATAACTACGAAAAAGCACAACTGAAACTTGCCCGTGCACAAGAGGAGCTTGCCAAAGAACAGGAAGGTGTCTCAAAGGAGATCGCCGGGGCAAATACACTCATGACCGATGCAGACGGCAATATGCGGTCGCTCGGAGATATCATGGGTATGCTCCGTGAGAAAATGGGCAAGGTCAATGTAGAACTGACAGATGCCGAGGGCAATGCCCGTGATTTCGATGATATTGTTGCAGAACTGTCAACAACAACAGAGGGCCTTGCACAGGCAGAGCAGATGCAGGCGGCTGCCGCTATCTTCGGTAAGCAGAATATGGCGGGTATGCTTGCGATCATCAATGCCAGTGAGGAGGACTACAACAAGCTCTCTACTGCCATTTACGGCTGTGAAGGTTCTGCGAAGGGCATGGCAGACACCATGCAGGACAACCTTGCCGGACAGATGACCATCCTGAAATCTCAGCTGCAGGAGCTTGCAATCAGCTTCGGTGAGATCCTGATGCCTGCGATCAGGTCTATTGTCAGCAAGATTCAGGCTCTAATTGATAAATTCAATGCGATGTCTCCGGCAACGAAGGAGACTATTGTGAAAATTGCACTTGTGGCGGCGGCACTGGGACCGCTGCTTCTTGTTATCGGCAAAACAATGGTCGGTATCGGCAAGCTGATGCAGCTTGTAGCGAACCTGCCTTCCATGATCGCAGGAGCGAAAGCAGCATTTTCATCCTTCGGCGCAGCTATCGGCGGTATCTCCGCACCTGTAGTAGCTGTCATTGCGGTCATTGCCGCTCTGGTAGCGGCTTTTGTGCATCTGTGGAAAACCAATGAGGACTTCCGAAATAAGATCACGGCGATCTGGGAGCAGATCAAGAGTATCTTCTCCGGGTTTTGTCAGGGAATTGTTGACCGTATCAATGCGCTGGGCTTCGATTTCAAAAACATCACCGAGGTCATCAAGGCTGTATGGGATGGACTCTGCAAGTTCCTGAAACCGATCTTTGAGGGACAGTTCCAGCAGATTGCAAATATCTTCAAGGCTGTGACAGACATTATCCTTAGTGTTCTGGATATTTTTGTCGGCATCTTTACCGGCGACTGGAGCAGAGTATGGGATGGTATCAAGGGCATTTTTGCTGCTGTATGGAATTTCATCAAGGATACGCTGAAAAATGCGCTGAATATGATCTGCGGTATTTTCGGCACCGATCTTGGTGAAGTAAAGGACTTCTGGGTAGGCGTCTGGACGAGTATCAAGAACTTCTTTGTAAACATCTGGAACGGTATAAAGAACTTCGTAAGCACAGTCCTCAATGCGATCAAGAACTTTTTCACAACTATCTGGACGGGTATCAAGAACTTCTTTGTCGGTATCTGGACTGCAATTTACAACAGTGTATCTGAGAAAATCAACCTCATAAAAACTGTTATCACGGTCATTTGGAATGCCATTCATACAGCAATCACCACTGTTCTGAATGCAATCTGGTCTGTTATCACAACTGTATGGCAGACAATATACGATTTCATTTCGCCGCTGCTAGAGGCGTTCAAGTATCTGTTTGAGACGATTTTTGAAGCGATCCATGTGATCATTTCCCGTGTTATGGACTGGATCCACGAAAAGATCACTACAACATGGGAGACCATTAAAGCGGTCGTAACGATCGTTCTTGAGGGCATCAGGACATTTTTTGAAACGATCTGGAATGCGATTTCTACAACTGTCAGCACGGTAATGGATACCATTTCTAATGTGATCTCTACCGTATGGAATGCAATCTCCGGCTTCATCTCGGGTATTCTGAACGCCATCTGGTCGGTGATCTCCTCTATCTGGGAGAGCATCAAAAATCACATTACCAATACGCTGAATGCGATTCATGCGGTCATTTCTGCTGTGTGGAATGCGATCAGCGGATTTGTCAGCAGCGTCCTGAACGCTATTTCCTCTACGGTATCCAACATCTGGAACGGCATCAAAAATACAGTCAGCACAGTCATGAACGCAATAAAAAACACTGTCTCCAATATCTGGAACAGTGTGAAATCAGCGGTCACCGAAAAGATCACAGCAATTAAAGACACTATCGTCAACGGCTTCAACGCTGCGGTGAATTTTATCAAAAACCTCGGCTCTCAGGCATTTCAGTGGGGCGCGGATATCATCAACAACATTGTCAGCGGTATCAAAAACTGTATCGGCAAGGTTGCAGACGCTGTAAAGGGCGTGGCAGATAAGATCAAGTCTTTCCTGCACTTCTCGGTACCGGATGAAGGTCCGCTAGCTGATTTCGAGAGCTGGATGCCGGACTTCATGCAGGGACTTGCAGACGGTATCAATCAGAACGCAGGTGTTGTCGGCGATGCTGTCAATGGCTTTGCAGGCAATCTTGCAGAAACGATCAGCACCGTAATCAAAAACGCTCTGTCCAATGTTGTCACAGCGGTGCAGGGCTTCATGGAACAGGTCTTTGATACAGTCAAAACTGTCTGGGCGAATGCAAATACAGCAATTGATGCGACCATGTTACAGATCAAAAGCGGTATTACTTCCGGCTGGAAGGCTGTTGTATCTGTGGTCACTACTGAGCTTGACAACATCAAAAAAGTCATCACTACGACATGGAAAGCGGCTGCATCTGTCATTGAAACCGCGCTGAACGGAATCAAAAAGATCGTGACAGCGGTCTGGACAGCTATGAAAACGCTCATCAACGCCGGACAGCTTGACATCAAAAATGTGATCTCTACAACGTGGAATGCTGCGAAGGATGTGGTAAACACAGCTCTGAACGGTATCAAATCCGTGGTGCAGTCCGTATGGAACGCGATGCCGGATATCGTGAGAAATCCGATGAATCAGGTAAAGGATGCTGTGCTGTCTATCTGGGATAATATCCGGAATGGTATCGGTGACAGGCTCGGCGGTGTGCGTGATGCAGTCAGCAATGCAATGAGAGCAGTCTATGATGCGGTCATGGATAAGGTCAACAGCTCGTGGTCTTGGGGACGGGATCTCATGCAGAACCTTATCAACGGTCTGAACTATATGCTCGGCAATCTCATCAATACAGTTGCGGATGTGGCACGAGCAATCAGTGAGTATCTGCACTTCTCGGTACCTGACAAGGGACCTCTGACAGAATTTGAAAGCTGGATGCCGGACTTCATGAAGGGACTGGCAGACGGTATAAACAAGAGCAAGAAATATGTCGAGAAGGCAATCTCCGGTGTGGCGGACGCTATGACCATTGCGATGAATTCTGACTTCAATGTGGATATGTCCGGTGTGACCGGCGCAATGGTAGGCGCGGGCGGTACGATCGTTGTCAACAACTACAATAACGACAACAGCCGCACAGTGAATCAGACAAACAATAGTCCGAAATCGCTGTCACGGCTGGAAATCTATCGTTTGACAAGGAATGCGCTGAATGTGTGAAAATAGTCTTGTCAATGATCAAGTAAACCACGATACGTTTTATCAATCCCAATTGCGCCAAGCGGAGCGGTTATAAGAATTG